GTGCTGAGTCACGAGTGTCTGCTTCCCACTTCATCCACTTCTGTTGTGGAAACAACGTAGCGAAGTAGTTAGCGTGTAGGTTATCTGCAATCTGTGTAATCTTAGGAGTAGTCGTTGTATTAGACCAAGGAAGGATTGCGTTAGCAGTAGTCGTGGTATCTGTAGCGTATACGTAGTTACGTAACTCCTTAGTACCTTCCATCCAAGAGTTACGTAACTGATGCCACAGTCTCCACTTATCTGCAATGTCTACAGCAAGGTTATCTGGATCAATAAGATTTTCAATATCAATAGTGTTCATTACCTACTCCCTGCTCTGAAACGGCTATTCGCCCAGACAATATTGCTATCACGTTTCCTGTTAAGGTTACGAGTTGGACGCACAGCCATATCTACGGCAGATGCTAGAGCGTCGATAACGTCATCGTGCGGTGGGTTCCTACTAGATAATTCATCCTCTAGGTACTGTGTGTTACCACCTCTGTAGTGCCACATCTGAAGGTTGTCATATCTAGGTTCTAGAACTGCAGCAATACGCTCTTGTTTATTACCTTGTTGTTTGTTAGGTCTGAACTCGTCAATGCTTAGTGCTAGACCATGTTCCTTAATTAACTCTTTTAGTTGTTTCACGATAGCCATCTGAGCAACAGTAACCTCTGCTCGTAGCTTACGGAATGACCACTTGTCGTGCATATCAAAGATGTGATCGAAGTACTCTGATATACGTTCTGTTCTAAACCTGTCGATGTCTAGAACGTAAACATTATTATCTGCATCTACGCCTACAAGAACTAAGGCAGTGTAGTCAGCTTTAGCTCTCGTACTAAACGCAAAGTCAATAGCAGCAAAGAGGTTTAGTTTGTTACCTCTGTAGTACCAGAACCCATTGTCTAACACTACGTGCTTCCTATCGAAGTATTGTATCTTGTCTCTACTTACAGGTACGTTATCTGGATCACTAGGATCGTTGTAGTACTGTGCTCTGAACTGACCTTTGTCGAGGTACTTACCACGTTTCTTAGCGAGTGTAGCTATATCGAACCCGAACCACTTACCATCTTTACGTTGTTGTTTAGGCCATAGGAACTCACCAGTACCGTCACCACGATTCTCTACAGGCTTCTCTAGAATCTCGTATATCTGATCCTCACCTGTCTGTTCACCCTGATCATCATAGAGAACTTCTTTCATCTCCATCAGATCATTGTACAAGTCCTTGGTGTGATACCGTGTACCTACTACCCACTCCCTAGCGTCAGCACCTTCGATAGACGACAGCAATGAGTACTGACTTGCTACCTTGTTACGGCCCTCTAGGGTAAGAGCATTCTCAGCTACAACTACGTCATCAAGTACAGCAATGTCACAGTGTAAACCTGTCAGTGATGTAGTCAGACCACCTGTAAAGATACTAGGATCACGGACGTTCTCTTGCTTACGTAGTGGGTGATCTAAACTAATCTCTGAGTTAGTCCACCGTGTACGTTTACCCTCTTCAGCGTGGATGTGTTCAGGCCAGTAACGTCTATAGATTTCTGAGGTAAGGATACCTTTGATAAAACTAAGCTGTTTCTCAGCGAGGTTAGCTGTAGCAGAGATATACAGGATACGTAGTGTAGGGTCTTTAGTTAGTTCCCATGCTACCCTGTAAGCAATGAGCCTTGACTTACCGTGGTCACGTGGAAAGAGAAGAAGCTGATAGTTACGTGCATCCTCTCTTGTCCACCATTCTATGACCTCTTTATGGCAATCCCCTAAGACCTGTTGTGGGGCAACTAACTGAATAAAGAACTCTAGATCATTCTCAGCCGCTTGCCGTATCTGGTCTAATGCTTGCTTTGCCATGATATGTCCTTGCGGTTAAGGTGCTACAGGCCAGTCCTCGTCTGCTAGGTTAGGCCATGCGTCTGAATCAGTTAGGTCACGTAGTTCCTGACGGTACGTAGCCCATGCAGTCTTAGCTTCATTCGTCAACGGACTGTCATTCATCTGTGTCCAATCAGTATCAGCTAGTAACTTATCACGTGTAGTACGATGACCTTCAGCAACCTTAGCATCTAACCCTGCCTGATAAGCAGCCTCATGCTCTGCCTTGGTTGTAGTCGTTACATTACCATCTTCATCTTCTTCTGTGGTGTCTGCAAACATGTCACGGGCAACGTAGTTCTCTACCCAGTTACCATTAGCGTCTTGTACAACACCATCACGCACAGACGTTTGGTATGCTGTAGTGGTAGCCGCAGGTGACTTTAGAACTGGGTCTAGGTCTAGTGCGTCTAGGGTTGCTGCTTTCCATACACGAGGTAGGGACATGTTGGCGAACTCATTGCGCCACTGCCCTTGGGTCTTTACGACACCTGTTGTTCTGTTTCTGTATTCACTCATTAGATTGATCCTTTCATATGAGTTTGATTATGCGATTGCGTAGAAGATGTAGTCACCCGCAGCAAAATACCCTGCAACTGTAGCAAATCCTGAACTGTTTGGCGTAAGGTAAGTATCAGAAGATTCTGCAAGCGTAGTGTCTAGCCTCAATCCCGGGCTGCTTGAAACTGTTATACCTCTTTCAGTATCAAAAACCCACCAGTAGTCAGAGCCATCTGTTCTTTTTATAAGAACAAACCTAGCACCACTGCTAAACCCACAATCTACTACTGAACTTTGCCCCGCAGATACACTAAAACTCCCCACCTTAGACACACCATCTAGGCTTGCGAATAGGTAGGCTATGTGAGTGCCGCCCGATCTGTTTGTGTCATTACCATCCCCAACGGAAAAGACGGTGTCTGTAGGGGCAGTGTCATTAAAGTCCCCACCACTTGCATTTGTAATTGCGTTGGTTAGGTTAAGATACAGCTTTTTATTTCCTAAAGAAGGGACGTATACGACCCAATTATCCGCATCGCTTCTGCTCTTAAACCAAATCATCTCAGGTGCAACACCAAGGTTATGGTTAATTGTCATTGCGCTGCCCGTACCCGTGTAAGCAACGACATCAAAGTAGTTGGGGGCACGTCTCCACATCCACCCATAAAGACTTGATACAGTTACAGTACCATCTTTCACACCATTCATGTAATCAAAGGTTGGATCGCTTGTAGTTTCAGCAGCAGTAGAGTCAGTCTTTAAAAGTTTCAAACCTCTAAGCCTGTCAGCTAAGAAGTTATTACCGCCAACAGTATTCTTATAAAAGAACATATCTACTGGAAACCCTGATACAAATTCTGGCGGGGTAGGTGAAGTACCACCATAAGTGTCAATAGCAAACACATCAGCCGCATCAGTCGGCACAGCCATAGCGCCACAGCGAATGGCTATTTAGATGTCAACCCCCG